GATTCAGGTAGTACGTCAAAACGACCATCAAAGTCCTGCGCCATAATCTCAGCAGGGAGATTAGCACCAACAAAATATGGATACGGGATTGGGTTCTCGGCGAAGATCTCCGCCAACATCCGAAACTCGTTCTTCTGTGCATAGTGCAGGCGCTTATGAATGCTTGAAATAATCTTCGAGCCCTGCTCAATTAGTGCAACTGTCGTTCCCACGGGAGCTTGGGAGTTGACATCTGCGATCTTAGCATCAGCGACTTGTGCAAATCGTCTGCCCGAATCAACAACCACCCCGAGGAGTTGAGCAAGCGTACCAGAAGGTTCCTTGTATGGTAGGGGAATAATAGAATTCCGAAGATCACCGCCGGGAGCGTCAATATCACGAAACTCGCCGGGAGAAAGCGGCTCATCATCATTTCTGATACGAACACCACGAGCTTTGAAACCAGCCGGGAGATTAGATAAAGTCCCCGCGTCGATAAGCTGTCTGAGGATTGAGGTTGCTGCACGAGATAAACCACCTATTGTGTGTAACAGGCCAAAGCCATAAAAGCCAAAACCCGGTAAAAACTTAAAGTGTGTGAAAAACTGACGACGGCGCTTTAGCGGATCCGCTTCTCTGTAGCTTCTAACAATGCTGAGAATTTCGCCAGAAGCTTCATCAAGAGTAACAATATACGGCAGCTTAATGCCCGTATCTTCCCCATCAGGTCCAATGTCTTCAAAACCTTCCAAGTCGAGATCAACGTGGATTTCATATAATGTATAGACATCGTCACTATAATTTGGACGTATGCCTGTAAGCTCGTTAGCACGTCCTTGGATAGTGCCTTCATCTTCTGAATCGTCGCTTGCTGATAATTCAACATCTCTATATATCCCTGCAACCTGCATCTTGCGGACTTCGTTTTCTGTCATACGCACGATGTGTGTCACACGCTCTGCTGTCCGCAAATCAGAGGCAGTGTACGGCACAATCAAATCTTCAGCAGGTACAAACTTAGACACCGCCCGTTGCTTGGTCGGGTCGAAGTACACCTTTTTAAATGTAGACCCTGTCAGTGGCAAGTAGTACAGCATCTGATCTGTGTCTGGGTCGAACTCTTCCATCACCTCAGTGATTTGGTAGTTCATAAAATCTTTAACGCGCTTGGCCTGATCCTCAATCTCGCGGGTCGGCGCACCAACAACCTGTGTCTTTACAGGACCGCCAGATGGTAACATCTCTTTATAAGCCTGCGCCTGAAACTGCGTTACTGCCTCTGACAACAAAGGATGATGAACGCCGCTGGCCCCCAAGAACGGCTCATTACGCTCTTCGTAATTAATGCCAAGTAACCCCAGACCTTTGGCAATGGCTTCTTCCCACTCTTCGCGGGAATCCATGTCGTCCTTAACTTTTGAACGTAGGTCAGAAGACAACTCACCAAGAATGCTATCGTCTAATATTTCAGCGAGGTTTGCATTGTGGTCATAGACTTCCGCCTCAACCTCAATCATCTGGTCTTCTTCGCCAATAAGCTCAATACCTTCAGGCAACTCATCGCCCATAGGTAATTCGATCTGCATCTCTTCAGGCATTAGTTGTGATGAGCCACCCGGACCCATCGCCATATCAACCATCTGTGGGGGTAGTGCCATTAAAATGTTCCTTTGAATGTACCGCCGCGTTTTTTCATCACAGCCTTGCCAGTGTAGCCGCCCATCTTCTTACCAAAGCCAATCTGATCCGCCAAGGACATTCCTTCTTTTTCATATTCTTTGGCTGGGCCAATAATCGTGCCGCCTACATATTCGCCGTCTTCGTTCTTTGTCGCACCAACCACAGCCATAAGCTTGCCGTTGATCATTCTGGTTGTAACTTTAGCCATTAGAACACACCCTTAAATCTCTGTGGACGTGAGATAGGACTATACCCCTTGATCATCCCGCCATCACGTTTGTTTTGTTTGCCGTATACTTTAGGAAGTATGACCTTGTTCAAATAGTCGTACTGATTGTCAGTCAGTTTTGTTACGTCGCCGCTAATTCCTATAATACGAATTTCTTTTTCGGTGCGACCGTCAATCTTTTTGTCTTTTGACATTACATCACTTCCCTTGCCATCGCGCCAATACCGCCGCGAATATCGACGTGACCGCCCTTATTGTAAGCGCTAGGAACCTTTTTAGCAACATCGGCTCCCGGTTTTCCTTCGCGTAGATCAATAAATCTGTATTTAGGAATTTCAACTGGTATTCTGCGTTGTTCCGCTGGCACGTCATCACCTAAGATGTATTTGTCCTTTGCCACAGTAATAGATGTATTCGGTGGTAAAGTGGATGGATACCCACCCACTTGTCTTGCTACACGGTACTGAGGCAAGCGCTCACTAGTGTCCAGCACATTTAGTGTTTCTAACTCAATAATCGGCATTTTTAGTTTTTTAAGGCCAGCGTCCAGTGACTGCCCATAATTCTGCATGTGCCCACGGACCCTTCTGGCCCTGTCGGAAGAAGCAATACCCATTCCCGGATCACCAGACAACTTAGAGTAAGCGTCACGACCGCTATTTTGTGTCATTAAAGATTTTATTTTTTCAATAAGTTCTTTTCTATCAAGGCCCCCGGTGCCACTTCTAAACTCATCAACTAAGTTATTAGAGATCACTGAATCCAACGCACCCAGTTCTTCCAGAATGTTGGTGACACCCAACTCATCCAGTTCAACCTTACTTATCAAATCATTATCTGTTTTCATTCTTTGAAGCTTTTGAACCGCTGCTCCTATCCTAGCCTCTTTGTCTAAGAATACTTTGTATTTTTCTAAATCTCTTGGACGCATAGTTTCGCTAGAACGAGCGGAAATAAATTCTTCTGCTCGTGGGAAAACCACACCATCTACCCCCAGCTTCTTCATCTCAACCGGAATGTTCCTAACAGCGAACTGCATGAACTCGTTCTGGTCTCTGAAAGGTGGCTGATTTAAAAGCTTTGCTGTTGTCGTAGCAGATGGATCTCCTAAAGACCTAACATTGGGGGCGGCTACAACGGCTTCTGGAGTTACTGATTCGTCTAAGCTAAAGCGTCTACGGAACAAAGGTCCTACAACAGGATTTTCCAAAACACTCTTAGATGCTTTTAACATTTCATCATCAGTAGGCATGTTAGCTTTGGCTTCTTCAACCTCTGCAATTACCGAATCTCTATGCAACTTAGCTTTTTGCTGGTTTAGTCCTACCTCGCCGCCAATCGCTTTTAGAACATCACGACGATATGATTTTTGCATGGCTTCTCTAGAATCGCTCTTAGAACCGTGATAACGCCCCACTCCCTCAAAAACAGGATCTAATTGTTCTAAATTGTCTAGCTCCATCCTCAGTGACTCTGCGGAACTATTCAAAAAGTCGTCTATTTCTGGGCCTACTGCACTTCTCACTTCGTTGTTTGATAGCTTTTTTCTTAAAGAACCATAAGTTTCATGGAGCGGAGAAGACTCGTCTTCCGCATAAACATAACCGTCCATTCTTGTCTTAGTGTGATGTGGAACCATTTCTTTTTCGCTGCTCATAAATCTAGCGCCTGCCTCAATTTTTTCTTCTGCGCTTAAATTAGTAACATCCACCTCTTCATAGGGTTTTGTTCTAGCGTTTAAAAGAGCGTCATCAAAACGTCTGGTTACCGAATTTCCTGCCATAGCTATATGTTTTAACTGTAAGTCAGTTCTTATGTTGCTAGCACCAGCTTCTCTACGAAGCTCTGCCATCTCAGAGTCAAGTGTGCGGCTTCCTATTGCTTTTTGAATTAGCGATGAGATACCTGTGCTTTGCTCTTTAGCTTTATTTTTTATACCGTCTTCGGCCTTTTTTTGAAGTTTGTTCCATTCTTTAACAAGCTGATCGGTGCGAAGCTCAAGTATTTCCACCGCGTTAAGTTGACTTTCCGGATTATTGCTACCAATCACAGCAGGTAGATTATTTACACCCATGCCGGGAATGCCGATGCGGTTTTTAGATAACTCCTCAATCATGGATTTGACTTCGGCTTCCGAGTTGGCTTTATGTAGCCCATTGGTTAGAAAAAATTTGGTAATGTCTGCACTGTTCTCATGTACAGTGGCATTGTTTCTAAAACTGGCATTGTAGTTTAAACCGTCAAGCCGCTCTTGTATTAGTTGAAATCCTTCACTCTGAAGTATTTTATCAGAGTTGGTGGCAAGCTCTCTGACCTCTTCTAACTCTATGAATTTTTGAAACTCAGGTGATAAATCTAAAAATGAATTTGTGAGCTTTTCCTCTGGCCCGTAGAACTTGCTGCCCCCAAGTAAACGAGATACTCTTTCGTCTGCCTCTTTTTGCAGCGTTTCCATCCTTGCATCTACCAAGTCAGATATATCTTCTCCTTCATCAAGCAGACCAGTATCGGAAGCTCTAAGCTCCTTTTCTACTTGTGCTCGACTTGGAATCTTTCCCTCACGTTCTGCTTGTTGAAACAGCTTTACCGCATCACTTTGAATTTCTTCTATCAAAGCAACCTTGATAAATCTTCCCTCGCCTGACGGATCTGGTATCTGTTGTATGCTAAACCGCACATGCCCAAAGAATCCCGGCAACTGAGCATTAAAATAATTGTGACCTAAATTTTTTAAGTAAGTTCCATCTACGTTTGATTGTTCATCACCAAACAACAGAACCCCGTAGTTTTCTTGAGTTTTATTGGTGGTTACAACATCTGTGGGCAACGCTACCTGTTGACGTTGTAGACTTGAAAAGTCTGTTCTAGTGGGTGGTAAGGTCTGCGTACTACCATCCTTCAAGGCGTATTCCCCACCATTGTGAAGAACCACTTTAGTTTTGAACCGTGGGTTAAGACCCTGCATTATGCCAGCTAGCTGTTCACGACTAACTCTGTCGTTACCCATGGGCTGTAGAATTTTATCTAGACCAATGCTGCGGATCTGTGTTCCAGCGCGAGGCTGACCACGCAATCTTTCTAAAAGCTTGGCTGCGGGTATGCCGTCCTTCGGAAAATCCTGTAAAGCATTTTGCATCGCCGCAACTAGAGGATGGTACAGGCCCGTGTCACTGACACCCGTCTCACCCTTTTTCTTCACGCCTGTGAGCTCAAGTTCGTTAATTATACCCTCGTT